ATCTCCTTACCGCCAATACGCTAATCGTCAAGCTGAAGAAGGATCTGGCTTCAGCCGGAAATGGTACAACGATTCCCGTAGATCCTGTCAAACCAGGATTTGTTGGTGTCGGATTTGACACTAAGCAAGATCTATCACCATTCCGTGTCACAGGATCCACGCTTGCCGACTGTGATAGGAAGGAACCTTCCACATTCAATGTCAAACTCTCACAGGAAAAGCCCCTGAGACTGAGTGTGATTGTCTCTCAGAGCAATGATGGGACCTGGAAAACATCGACGACATCGTCCGAAGAGAACTTCCAGGTTGATATTGCACTGGCTGCCGTCAATCCTTTCATGCTAGAACCACATTGGTATGAAAAGATCGGGATGAGTGTAGACATGGGTGTTGGTACGGGCCCAGGATTCCTTGCTGGAGCTGGACTTTCGTATGGCTTTGGCAAGTTCGAGGTTGGACCAAGGGCCTGGGTAGTCATAGACAAGGCTGGGGTCAATCCATTCTTCGGAGCTCAGCTGCTCTGGCACCCTTTCCAGAGGTGATCTGTGGCTCAAAAAGAGAAGTTTGTCCTCTATAATCTACGCGAAACATACCATGAGCTCGGAGAGTATGAGTTCAAGGTTGTTTTAGATCCTCGATCATTCAAGAATGGTCATCTTTCAGAACTAACATGTGTTGACTCTGATGGAAAGCCTATGAACTTCGAGGTTCAAAAGTGGGGTAGAAAGATCAACTGCAAGTTCATTATAGACAAGAGTGTCTCAGATGGTGTTTCTACTGTGAAGATGACATTGCGAGATGATGAGGGGCATGAATTGGCTGGACGAACGTCTTTCTGGGTGATAAAACCATGAATGAAGAGCTAAGAAGCCTAAGAGTTCCAGTATGGTGCCCACTCTGTAGCTCGTTGATGAAAGGTAAGTCTACGAACTCTTTCTACAGCTACGGCGTATGTATGCATTGTCAGATTCAGTTCATAGAGGGTCGGGAAGAAAAGTGGAAATCTGGTTGGAGACCTTCTGAACAAGAAGTAGAGGCCTTCAAACAATCACTTTCCAGTTCCTGATTCTCCAGGTTCTTTTTGTGGATCGTCTCTACTTAGAGATGGTTCTTCTTTCCGGAGAGGTCACATGGAAAAAGTAGAAAGCTTCGAGGTCACTGAGTACGGCACGGATCACGAGATCCCTGGTCGTGTTCAAGGCGTGATCAAGGAAATCATCCGCGACCAGGCCAAGTCCTCACCATCGGTGGGGATTCAGGTCACCTTCACGGGTAATCTTATCAAACTCACGTATCACAGCTACGAGATGCATCTTCCAGTCCGCCAGAAGGAGGTGGATCATGCGGCGAAGTCAGGTCTCGACGAGACGGTGAAGAATCTCAAGAAGGAATTCAAGAGTAGAACCGGCGATGCTTTGGCCATTACAGAAAAGAAGGAAATGGCCAACACATCTGTTCAGAAGGTTTCCTTGAACGAACGCTATATGTTCTCATCGTGGCGATTCTATGAGATGAAGTAATGGATAAACAGACCCTTCGCAACGAGATCATCGCGTGCGGCAGGGATCCTTCCCATTTCATCCGCAATTACATCAAGATCAAGCATCCTGTCAGGGGACTCATCCCCTTTGAGATGTTCGACTACCAGGATGAACTGGTCAAAGACTACAACAAGTACAGATTCAACGTAGTCTTAAAGGCTCGCCAGCTCGGAATCTCTGAAGTTACAGCCGCGTATGCTACGTGGTTGATGCTCTTCCATCGAGAGAAGAACATCATCGTTATGGCATCCAAGGCTGAAACTGCGAAGGGAATTATTAGGAAGGTTGCCACTGCCCTAAAGAAGATTCCGAAGTGGCTGATGTTGGCAGATGTCACTACCGACAACAAACTTTCTATCGAACTAAGCAACGGTTCTAGAATTGCAGCCATCGCCACGTCTGAAGACGCTGGTCGTTCAGAGGCCGTTTCGTTTCTGATCATCGACGAGGCTGCATTCGTTCAGCGCTTTGACGAACTCTGGACAGGGTTGTATTCTACCGTGGCGGCAGGTGGTCGTGCAGTTGTTCTCTCAACTCCGAACGGTGTAGGAAACAAGTTCCACCAGATCTATGCAGACTCTGTAGATGGAAAGAACGAATTCAAGACTCATAAGTTCATGTGGTGGCTGCATCCTGAGAGGTCTGTAGGCCTTCGAGATGATCACGACAGACCAGGGTATAAGACGTCACCTTGGTTTGAGAAGGAAGTTGCTGCGGCCAACATGTCACCTCGAGACGTGGCCCAGGAACTCGAGTGCAACTTCAATGCATCTGGTGATACACTCCTCACCGCAGCTGCAATGAATTGGCTGGCAGCTGGAAATCTCCAGCCAGCAGAAAAGAAGCACTGGGATAGAAATCTCTGGACATGGTTTCCTCCAAACCCAACCTCACGCTACTTCATTTCCGCAGACGTTGCTCGTGGAGATGGTAAGGACAATTCGTCTGCCCATGTTTGGGATGCGCAGAATATGTCTCAGGTGGCAGAGTACTACGGTAAGATCCCCATTGAGGAGTTCTCCAAACTTCTTGTAGATCTTGGCCATGAGTACAACAACGCAATGCTCACAATCGAAAATACGTCAATTGGACTCGCATGTCTAGAACACGTGAAGTTGCTGAACTATGAGAATGTGTACTTCTCGAGGAGAGGAGACCAACGTCCAGGCGAAGCCGTCAGCATGTATTGGGGACCCGTTGGAGAAGATCTCGTTCCAGGATTCACCACGTCTCAGAAGAACAGACCTCTGATGATAGCCAAGTTGGAAGAGTACATTCGAAACAGAACCATACAGCTTCGTTCTTCAAGAATTCATGAAGAATTCACAACGTTCATCTGGAACAATGGCAGAGCAGAAGCTATGAGAGGCAAGAATGACGACCTTGTCATGGCCGCAGCCATCGGCGTCTGGATACGAGATACATTCCTAGGACCTTCATTTGTTACATCCGATGTCCAGAAGAAGATGTTGGGCGGAATAAACATGGACAGGACGTACAACAATCAAATAACTGGTGCTTCAAAGGATCCTCGCGATGTCGCCAAGAACCAGATGGGTATTTATTCGAGGCGGCCTGATATGAAGGTGAGGCTGCCGCATGGGAAGGAAGCAGACTTCTCATGGTTGATTTCTAAGGGGTGACAAGTGCCTGATCTGATTCCTCAACGAGAGAGTATATGGAAGAGACTAACCCGGTTGTTCCGGAGTGGTCCTATTGTACGTCACAAGATCGCCTCAGGTGAGAAGCTAAACGAGCCCCAAGGTACCGCACAAGCTTACAAGAGGGAATTGTCTCACCTCTATGTCCATTCTCTTGCCTCGTACGGACAGTACGAACGCATGTCGAGATATTCCGACTACAGTGAGATGGAATTCACTCCTGAGATTTGTTCGGCCATTGACATTTACGCAGATGAGGTTACCACCTTTAATGAGAAGGGTGGCGTCCTAGAAGTTAGCAGCAAGAATTCAGAAGTCAAGCAGATCCTTGAGTCTCTTTTCTATGACGTTTTGAACATTGAGTTCAACATCTGGAGTTGGGTCAGGAATCTTTGCAAGTACGGCGACTTCATGTTGTTCGTTGATGCCTCTGAAAACAACGGCATCCTGAACCTTTTGCCAATTCCTATCAACGAGATTGAAAGAGAAGAAGGATACGACAAGAAGGACCCGTTCGCCGTCCGTTTCCGATGGTTGACACAGGGAAATTCGATCCTTGAAAACTGGCAGGTCATCCATTTCAGGCTACTTGGTAACGACAACTTCCTTCCATACGGCCAGAGCATCATTGAACCAGCTCGCAGGATCTGGCGACAGCTGATTCTCATTGAAGATGCGATGTTGGTGTACCGCATCGTTCGCTCTCCAGAGCGGCGAGTATTCTACATCGACGTAGGAAACATCGCTCCTGATCAGATCGATACATTCATGGAGCAGATCAAAACCAGGCTGCGTCGCAACCAGGTCGTCGACCCTTCTACGGGTCGAGTGGATCTTCGCTACAATCCTCTATCTGTCGACGAAGACTACTTCATCCCAGTTCGTGGTGAGAAGAGCTCCAAGATCGAAACGCTTCCAGGTGGCCAGTTCACCGGAGACATCGACGACGTTCAGTACATCCAGAACAAGCTCTTCGCAGCTTTGAAAGTTCCAAAGGCTTACCTGGGTTACGAATCAGACATTGGATCCAAGGCAACCCTTGCTCAGCAGGACGTTAGGTTTGCACGCACGATCGAGCGTGTTCAGAAGATCGTCGTAGCCGAACTCAACAAGATCGCCATCATCCACCTCTTCCTGCTTGGGTTTAGCGGATCAGACCTTGCCGACTTCGAGTTGAAGCTTGCCACGTCATCCACGATCTCTGAGCAACAGAAGCTTGAGCTCTGGAGAATGCGTTTTGAGATCGCTGGCACCGCCACTGAAGGTGTCCTCGATCGAGAGACTATCTATCGTAAGATCTTCAATATGTCAGATGAGGAAATTGAACGTGTTCGGGAAGGAAAGAAGATCGACAAACTCGAAGATCTCACGCTTGAATCGATGCAAGCTCCAGAACAACCCGGAGCAGCTCCGGCTGCTGGTGAGGAGCCTGTTCCTGGCGAAGAAGAACTTCCTTCGACTCTTGGAGGCGAAGAAGGTGGCGGCGATGGCGGTGGTGGAGAGGCTCCACCGGCTGGCGGAGAAGCTACTCCACCGGCCGAAGGGGTAGGAACATCAGGGCTTCCGATGCTCTCAGAGGTCTCAGATGAGGTTGACGAGATCAAGAATATGGGTAGTACAGGTAATGATGCTTCAATTTCTGTCGTCAGAGGAAAGAACCTCTTCTCGACTGGCGAAGACCAGGGCGAGATGGTCTTCGGAACTGAGAAGCAAACAGCCTCCGATCCACATGACATGAGGTCACTTAAGAGGTTGATTTCAAGGCCTTTTTCAGAACAAGCCGTGCGTCCTAAGGGGACCGCTCAAAGGGCATCTGACGGTAAGCTGAAAGAGGCTGCCGATAGAATGAAACAGATAGATGTAGACGTGCTGAACATACTCAAGAAGGTAAAGAAATTCTGAGATCATGACCGGAACGTCTTTCACCAGCTAATTACGCTTAGACAAAGACTGGGGTCATTTCAAAATGCCTACCTCCTTCAAACACAATAAGAAACGAAATTCTGGGCTGGTCTACGAGTTCCTTGTCCGACGCCTTGGTCTGACGATGGTTGATCGTGATCCTGAGGCTTACCTGAAAACGGTCGGCATCGTGAAGAAGTACTTTTCACCAGGCATGCCGATGGAACGGGAGAAGGAAGTATTCAATGTCATCTCCAAAGCGAGGGGCATGAATGAGACGATGGCTCGTCGTGTTCTTGAAGAGGTTAGGAAACACGTCGTAGGTCTAGACCACAAGAAGGTAGAGATCAAGAAGAGTAACCTGATCAAAGAGGTACACTACGCATTCGGTCAGGACTTCTTCGATGTTCACCGGATTCCAGAATATAGACTTTACGCGTCTATCCAGATGTTGATCGAGCAGTATCGACAGGCAGCTTTGGGATCGAACATCGCGGAAGGCGTTCAAAGGATTCAGTTGGAAGAAGGCCTAGTAAAGTTCATGATGTCCCCGAAGGGGGTGGAGCAGGTCGGGACTAAGGGTGAACGAGTCGATGGTCTTGTAGCATCTCTGGCGATGAGAAAGTTCGAACAGAGGTATTCAGGAGCACTTTGCGAATCACAGAAGAGAACGCTCCGTAGGTTCATGAACTTCTCAATGACAAAGAACAAGGAACAGTTCAGCAGGGAGATGGAAGAGGAAAAGAAGCAGCTGCTCGAGGGGCTACGCTCCTCTCAGAAGTTACTTTGCTTCCACGAGGATAAGGTAATGGGGCAGCGGATGGACGAGGCTGTACGGGCTCTTGAATCTCTCAAGGACGTAACGTCCGAGGCCGCCGTCCAAGATCTGCTTCTCTATCATCGTCTGCTACAGGAGATCGAATCAGATGAGTGACGAGATTGATGAGGCTGGGTGGTCAAATGCCAAGATGGCTAAAAGTCAGGCAACTGATGATGCCTGGAAAGATGCCTTGAAGCTGGCTGGCAAGAAGGAACAACCAACTACAGCTACACCTTGGAAGAAGGAACCTGAGCAAGAGTTTGATCTTGAGCTTGGCGCTGGTGGCGATCCGAAGTTGGCAAGTGAGATGGGAACTGGTGGCATTGCAGGTTTTCAGGCACCTCTATCAGATGAAGATAGAATGGTTGCAGTTCGTGAACTTGTCAAGAACAAGGTAAAGGAAATCGTCCGCAAGAAGGCCGGCGGAGGTGGCTATGCCCTTTACGCTCCGAATAAGGGGAAGAAGGGAAAGCCAAAAGCCGTAGGTAACTTCCCAACTAAGCTGGGTGCCAAGCGTGCCGAACTTTCTCGTTTCCCTCCAAAAGAACCTGGTAAGCTGCAACGACTTCGTAAGGATGTCGACAAGCTCGGAAAGGATCCGAAGAAGGCAGCTGAGAAGGAGAAGGCAGCAAACAAGACGAAGGGAACTGACAAGGGCGTCAAGAAGGAAGCTGTGGGAAGTACTCCATTTGCTCCTACGACGAATACTGCTGCTCCGAACACAGCAAAAGGAACGTCAGCTCCTGGTATCCATAAGGATGTCATGGGCTTTATGAATGGCCTAAAAGCCCTTCCAAAGGAAGGTCCTACCCGTGGGAAGTACATCACTTCACACATGAGTGATCCTACATTCCTAGGAGCTCTAGCTAAGCATCCTCAAGGTCAGCAACTTCATAAGCAACTCACTGGGTTTTTGAATAGCCCAAAGAACGCTGGACCTGGTGGTGCCAACAAGGTGACAGCTGGCGGAATGACCGCACAAGCAAGTGAGAATGTTGCCCGCCGCCATCAGTTCATGGAACGCGTCGTGTTGTCAAAGATCATTACCCGGTCTCTGACCGAGTCGCTGTTCCGTGAGGAAAAAACGGAAAGCGAATGGGATGATTATATCTCAAAGCTTTCCAAGAGTGCACTGGCTGGCGACTCAAAGTTTCAGAGTCTTCAGAAGAACATCTCAAAGAAGACTGAAGGTATTCTGGAAGATTCGTTCAACACGATCAAGAAGG